TTATTTGCAAATCATAACCGGCAAGATCATCTTCCGTGTTCGCATTCCATGTCACAACAACACGGCTGCTCTCATTGACAATAGCAGAACTCACCGCCAGCCCTGTCGGCATATCAGGGGCTTCTATATCAAGTTCAAAAACCAAAGCTGATGCAGAGAGTTCACTGGAAGTTAGAAAATCATATTCCGAAAAACTGTCAATATGGGCAACGCGGATATAACGGGGGTTGGTGTCATTCACGGGGTGGGCGTGGAATGAACTCATCCCCTCATAGGCTGTAGGTGTTGTGCTGGTATCAAAGCCTTGGCTTTCTGCCACCCAGACCTTCGTTTTAACATAGTCTTCTTCTGTCGGCATATTGTAGGAAATAACGATGCTGCCAAACCCAGCAGTGACCTCAACGGTTGGGGCGGGGATGGGTTCATTATAGGCGGTCAGTTCTGCTGCCGCTCCGGTGCGGTCATAAATATCGGTGGCCGATACTTCAAACAAAAGTTCTCGTGACGGGGTACCGTCTTGTTCATTCATAGCAAAAGAATAAGTGTAATTGTTACCCAACACATAGTCACTGCGGCGCAAGGTTTTTATGTTGTTGACATAGGAATAGATTTTAACTTCTGCCCGTTTGAACATTGGGTTGTTGGTTGGCGCATTGGGAAAATGATTTTCCCACACAATGGAGCAATCAGCCGTAGTAAAGGGCGAGGCAAGACGTAAGTTTTTAATTTCGGGTAAATCCGCCCCTTCCCAGCCAGCAGCATTATATTCTAATGTGGCGGGTTCAGACCTTGCCCCATTCAAACCCAGAGAATAAACCTTGATCGTCCATTTACCCGAGGTAATATCCTCAACATCAACAACAGAACCGGCGAGATTTGGGTACACATAATGACTATCTGGTCCTTCAATTTCAACCCGAAACATTGCTGCATACATGGTTACCGGCACTGACCATGAAATCGTCATATTAGAGCGTGGCACCCCATCCTTGAAAAATTGATATTCAACCACGTTTAAATTCTCAACCGGTGTTATTTCCGGTTCTTGCCTATAAATGGGGGGTACAAATTTTGGGTCACCCTCAATCATCGCATATTTGGGCGCGTAATGTTCCAGTGCAACAATATCAAATTGATGTTCTTCATTGGCTTTGATGGACAAGACCCTGTAGGGTTTGGGCTTCACGCTCGCTTTTGATAAAATCCAAACGCAAGCAGGGAGTAGGTCCACCGGAATATCGGTAGCGACCATGACTTGCGTTGCATCTACAAAGTCTGATGCCAGATCATATTCAACCACTTGTCCATCTGGATGGGTAAGCAGGATTTTTGCCCCAGAGGAAGGGCCAGCGGTGATTGGCCGATCTAATGTGACCCAGCGGTTGTTCTGCTGGCTAATGAGGCGACCGCCATGGTCAACATTGGAGATTTTTTCATCCATCACCAGAATAATATCGCCAACCTTGACGTGGCCGTGATCGAAACCCGCTGTATAACTCACCGTCTGTGTCTCATTGAGTTCAGACATCAAAATCCATTGGCCGACACGGTGTGCTTGTCCGCGCGAAGTGCAACCAAAAGCGTCCACCTCTTTCACTCTCTCGCCATAACGGATAATACCTTCATGATCGCGCACCACCTCAATGGAGGAGCGGTACATATCATTCGGATCGTAGAATTTGACATGGGCTACGGTGTGGCGGGCAGCAAGAGCGGAACCTGAATAGGAAAACTCACCCTTAATAACATTGGCACGGGTAGCAAGCACTACCGGATCAGATGGGACATCTTGGCTAGCTGTTACCGCACCCGATGACCAGAAGGACATGCCACGAAAGGCAGCAGCCACTTTTTGTAATAAATCATAAGCTTCTTCTGAACGGGTGATATAGGCGTTGAGGACAAAACGTGGCTCTTCTCCACCATAACCATCAGGTACCATGACATCGCAATTGCGGCCAATATCATAAAGCGTCCATTTGTCGATAAACACACTTTCTAACAAGCCACCAAGACCAGAACGATTATTTTCTAAAAGGTCGTAATAAACCCATGCCGGATTATTGGAAAATGCTTCCTTGAAAGTGCCATCCCAGATGCCGGTATAGTCTCGCGTGATCGGATTATAGTTGCTTGGCACCTTGATGATTTTGCCATCAAGCAATAGCGAAAGTGAGGGCATACCGCGTTCAAATTGTTCTGCATCAATGGTCATACCAAATAAGGCACTATCGGGATAGGTAAATTCCTCGTCAATAATGCCGGTCAAGGAAGCAAAATAAATGCTATTTTGCAATTTGATATCATTGCTATCGGCAGTGAAGCGTGTCACCTGAATTTCCCATGGGTGGGAATTTTGCCCATTTGGTGCTTTTGGTAATGGAAAGGCGAATTGCTTATCATAGGTTGAGGTAGTCTTGCCCCAGATTTCAAGGCCATTTGCCCCAAATGGTGTTTCCCATGGGCCTTGTTGATAACGAACGGCAATCTGGAATTTAACAGAGGTGCGTTTCATCCCCTTGTCGGTTTGATTAACAAGGGCGGGGATACGAATGGTGACACGGCAAGAGGTGTAATCAGCATCAAGCAGCGTGCGGGTGACGGGTAACAGGGTGGTGACTTCATCGCCAACGGGTATTTCATTCTCCACCCCGACAAGGGCGGTGATAGGTTCTTGAGAAGGTAGACCATGGCGCAATGCCCAATTCACCCCTTGAAAATTAGGTTTGCCCTGCTCATTGACGAGGGGTGTGTCATCAAGATAGACAGAACGCGCCCCATCAACCAATCCTTCAATTTCGCCTTCACATAACAGGGCGAGTATGCGGGCAATGGCGTTGGAGCGTAAGGTATTTGCGTCATCCTTGACCTTACCCTTTTTTCCGCCACCAGATCCTTTGAGAAAAGTTATCTTTTTTGGTTCAACCATTATGGATTATCCAATTTGCCACACATTGCCAGATTTGGTGGCATTGCCATAGCCGACATCAGAGGTGATGACACCTGTTGAAATCAAAGGCGGGTTGCGTACCATAAAGCGTCCATAAAGCAAGGGTACCGGTTCGCCTTGCTCGGATACTTGCGGCACGTTAGAAAAAGAGCTGCTTGCCTTATCGTCCTCTTTTTTCTTCGGTTGGGCAGATAAAAGTTGGCTGACACCAAGAAAAGCCATACCGAGGCCAGCGGTGACAAGATTGCCGTAGGTGATGGAAGTGCCGCCAATGGTGGCGGTCAAAGCGGGAGCGGTAAAAAAGGCAAAACCAGCGAGCAAAACCCCAGCGATGATTTTGCCAATAGCACTTCCCTTACCCCCTGCTCCTGCAATAACGGGCGTAATATGTAAATCAGATGATCCAAGTTTGAACGGTACTTGCGCCTCATCCAGCACATAACCTCTTTTGCGTGATTTTCCCCGCACACATTGAAAATTATGGGCAACGACATATTGCTTAAAGCTAGGAACGAGGACAGCTAAAGCACGCACGGCTTCCGCCAAAGATGAGACATCAAGACGGAATTTGCGCCCAAAAAGCCGTCCGGCCTCGCCATAAAGATAGACATTACGCAGCATTTGGTTCTCCTATAAAACGCAACCAATGTGTGATTTTACGCTGCCAAAGATGTAAACTCTCGCGCCTTGACACCTGCCACTGTAAATGGTGCAGCCCCAGACCATCCCCTAAATACACGCCGCCATGATTGGGGACAGGTGAGTATATCGACATTAAGAACCCGTCACCGATACGAGCCTCTTCTTGCGGGATGGGGATAAAACCGCAAGCGACGAAATTGTCAATATAGTGATTTTCGCCATGCTTCCACCATTCAAAATCACGCGGCATATCTTTGATGGTGAAGGCTTCATAAGGCCAATCAGGCACATCTTGGTTTTTCATGCCCTCTTTGCCGAGGCGATAGCAATCCCGCACCAGCGAGAAACAATCTGTTACCCCATGGCGAAAAGGGCGTCCGATAAGGTCAGGAATAGGCAACATATCGCCAAAATAAGCGGGGTCGGTACAGAAATCCTCACGACAAACTCCAATGCCCCATGGCACATCAGAGGCTTGTTGTGACCTCATATCCAATGCCGAGGGGTAATCTGACGCTTCTTCATAGGTGCCATCCTCGCGCTTAACGCTGATATGAGAATGGAGGACAGCCAAGAGGGTGTGTCGCTCCTGCACTTCTACATAATGGATAGGGTCAATTTCAAAATTCGTTTCAGGGTTTTGGGCAATATTGGTACAGGATATATATCGGATATTCATATATCTGCGATTGATTGCAGATGACTTGCTGTCAATTCTATCCTCATCTATCTTGTTGCCAACGACAAAGCCACAAGCCTCTTGTGGGTATACGGATATTGCATGGGATTTGAAAGCATCATGCACGGTTTTATCAAACATGGCTTGGAACCTCTATCTTAAGTTGGTGCGAACAACACCGGGGAAGGCACGGGTGGGTAAAGCACCTGATGGGAACCGCAATTTGCAGTCGGAAAGCCTGTACCCGCATTGATCTTTATCCGGCGTGGTGGTGTTGCCATTACGGTCAAATGAGGCAGTGCCAGCATAGGGGCAAGTGGCTTTTGTATAAGTAAAACCCCCGCCCTGCTTGGGGATGCGGTAAGAGTGGGTGCAAGTATCCCGAAAAATCTTGCGTCTTGGCAAGGTGATGCCCTGCTGATCAACGGCGGCGGAGAGGGTAAATTCAATGGAAGATTTTGTCGCCGCCGTCTTTTGTTCAATGACATAAATATCCGGTGGGAAGTAAGCCTCTGGGTCAGGGCTTTCGCCGTTATCCAGAAATTGGCGAAAAGTAACAAGACGGATGAATTTTGCCCCGACCAAATCATTATAGGCGTAAAGAAGGCCGGAAAGGAAATCAAACACATTGCCAACCTTGACCTTGGGGCGCGGAAAGGGACCAGTCCCCGTTTGTTCCCAACCGCTGGTCTCGACATCCACTTGAGCATATTCAATCTGGTTAAAAATAATCGAGCTGCCATTTTCCAGCACGTTATTGGTAAAATGCAAAATCATCTGCAACCCGACGGGATTAAGGTCGAGGGTATAGAGATTAACTTTATCACCGGGGGTAAGGCTTTGCGCCGCTGCTGCTATCGTCATGGGTCAAAACTCTCCTCAAAATTGGCGGAGATGGAGCAATGTTTTGCCCCCGATAAATCCTTACGCCATTCGGTGCAGATGAATTGACGTGGTTTTGTCTCACCTGGCACAAGAAATAGAAATGGTAGATAGCCTTTGCGGCTTTCCAGAAATGTCATGATGGTTTCGGCTTCACTGAGAAGAAGATTATCAAAATTGGCTGATAGAGTGGCGGGGTTAGCATTTAACCCGTCACCGGAACGTTGGGTGTAGCCATCACCAAAATCTGCCCGATTCACCCGTGGCTTGAAAGTAATAGAGGAACCGGGGGAAACATTGGTGACATCAAGGCTTGGTTGTGGAAAGTACGGGTGGCTCATGCAAATTTTCCTTGGACTAGCAGCCCGCCATTGCGCATATGTTCTTGCGCAAATTCGGTCATTTTGGCTTTCAGCATCAAATCAAGCTCGTGTGACAGTTTGGCGGCGAGCTTTTGATCGGCCTCCTCGCCACGCGAGCCACCCTCAACTTTGATAGAGAGTTGCGGGGCAAAAACATTTGAAACATTATTGACAGCAGACTCTGCCAAACCTTTTATCAACCCCAGTGTCTGACCTTCTTGCCGTTCCGTTAGTACCCGTTCTCCCTTTTGTAGCACGCTCAAAAACTCATCGCCTTTCAAGCTGTTGCCTTTATGAAACCGAGGCAGTGAAGAAAGGTTGACGGGTCTTATATCTGAATGAGAACCAACTTTGCCGCCACTATGGAAGAAAGACCCGAATAAGCTAAACAATCCGCCCCCGCCCCCGCCTCCTGCGGCACCCATAAGCTGCTGGATGAGCGAGACAAGCATATTACCTAAGCCATCTAATGGCTGGGAGGCGGAGGCGGCGTTCATGCCTACATTGTTAATACCTTGGGTTAAGGATGTGAGGTTCGGTTGGCTGGCAGCAACAGCTTGCCCTGCCTGTTGCACCTTTTCTCCGGCTTGCTGTACCAGACTGCCAGCCTGATTAAATTGGCTGCCCGTATTTAAAGTGGATTGACCGGCTTGAGAAAAAGCTTGCGAGCTATTTTGTGTGTTGGCTCCGGCTTGATTTGCTGCCATTCCTGCTTGATTGATATTTTGACTTAAATTCTGACTGTTCTGCCCTGACGTTTGCATAGTTTGACCTAATTCCTGCATTTTCTGTTGGGCTTGAGTGATTTGGCTATTGACTTGGGACATCTGTTGCTCAAAGCCGCGCCGGATGGAAAGCTGATCTGCCATCTCCCATGTTTTTTGTACACGATTATTCTGATTGCCAGAGAGCATTTCCAGCATCAAGCCCCGATCTGTCATTTGGCTTTGACCCGTGAAGAGGCCAACATGACCGCCCGTGTTATTGAACCCCTTACCACGGTGTTTAACGAGAACGTCGCCCTTAACTGCTTGGGCAGCCTCAACAGGCATACCCCAACCAAGGAATGAGTTGGCAACAAGAGAGCCAGTTCCTTTTAAGCCCACAGCTTCTAGATTGGCATTGACGAATCCTGCACACCATGCGGTTTGCGCCGCTTTGATATTGACGCCTTGTGAACGCATGAAAGCATTTAAGGCAGAACCATTTTTGACCTCATGCATACTCAAAAATTTGCTAGCATGATCAACAGCCGCCGCATAATGGCTGCCAACCGTTTGTTGAATGTTCTTGTTGGCAATGGCTAAATCTTCATAAAGGCGGGTGGTTTGGGGGGTAGGTACGGCCGTACTTACCGAAGCAGAATTGGCATTGTCCCAATTTTTGGGTGCAGATAGGGAAGAAATAGAACCGTTGATGACCACCTGTGCGGCTGTCACCGGCATGGTTTGAGCCGTGAGAGACTGAATGTGAGAAAGGTCATTATCATTTGATTTAATGCCAGTAATACCACCAAACAGTTTACTAAGAAAACCACCCTTGGCAGAGGTCGCGTTGGCTTGTGGTACCATGCCCTCAAATAACCCTTTCAAGGCTTGATTGACGCTGATTTCCAGCAGTTTTGTTGCCATGTTCTTGAAGAAATTCTCCATGGCACTTGTGCCATCGGTGAAAGCACCGACAATCGACTTTGATAGCTCACTGGCAAAATCTCGTGTTAAATCCAGCAGATTATCGCGCAAGGAACCAACAGAGTTTATCCAGCCTTGAAGACCGGAAGATTGTAATTTCTCAATATCCTGTAACTGCCGGTTGGCCTCGGCCAATTGTTTTATCTGTTCTTTGCTGACTGCAACGCCCTTGTCCTGAAGGTCAAGAATGGCCTCAATGGTTTTTTTGTCAGCTTCTCGGTAATCCCCGGTGAGTTGTGCCAAATCCATCTGGCGTTTGAGCGATGCCATCTGCGCCGCGAATGGGTCACGATTGATCTGAGTTGTTTTTTGCAAAGTTGCCAGCATGTGGTTATACTGGTTTAGTGTGAGGGTACCATCGACCAAAGCGCGGTTTAGGGTTTCAAGATTATCATGGTATTCCCTCGTCGCCACACCAACTGGGTCAAGCGTATCTTTCAAACTATTAAAGGCGGCAAGCTGTGTTTTAGCCGCTTCGGTAAGGGCAAAACTACGCCTTTGGACAAGGCTCATTTCACCATTATTCTTTTCAAAATCAGCCATTGCATGCTTGATCCGCAACCGCTCCTTTTCGACATGTGTTTGCGCTCGCAACATGGCCAGTTCACGGCTCATATTTTGCATCATATCAGAGAAAGATTGGTCACGGCTGGTGCGGCGTAACTTCTCAACCTGTTTGGCGATTTCCTGCTCTTGTGTACGGGTTAGGGTGATATTTTCCTTATTTAAATCACGGATGCGTTTCTTGACATCCAATTCATCCTTAGCGGCAGCCGTGACGGCTTGAGCCGCTTCAATCTCATCTTGTAGACTGTCTTGAGCCTCATTGAAGGCGACGAGCTGGCGGGTTTTTTGTAATTCTCGTGTACGGCTGGTGAGAAGGTCTAACTCTTCTTGCTCAAGCGTGCCTAAATGTTCCTTAGCCGTTTTAATCGCTTCATAAAGTTCAAGCTGCGCCTTTTGTTCTCCGGTAACGGCTTTGGTTGTCGCTATCTCTTTATCAAGTTCCTTGATTTGTTGTTTGAGGGGATCAAGCGTTTCCTTATAGGCTTCCAGCTTGGCTTCAACCATGGCAAGCTGTTTTTGATCCCTATAATCGTAAGACTCCTTTTGCAGAGTTTTTAATTTGGCAACGGCAGCCTCAATATTTACCACTTCCTGAGCAGACTTGCCCATCGTGTCAAAACGGTCAATCAGGTCACGCTGCTCATCGCTTAATCCTTTCATCGCCTCGACATAGGTTTTATTGATTGTTGGTTTTACGACACCGCCCTCGGGGATGATTTCAACACCCTCAACCTTGACCGGCTGTGAACCAAGTTGCTTGGCCGCTTCGTCTACCTTGTTTTTAAGGTCTTTACTATCAACATCAAGGTTAATTGCTTCATCTTCACCCCAAGTCGTGATCCAATTCCAGAAATCGACAAACATTGTCTTCAGGCTTGCAAGCTGTATTTTGAAACCTTCAATAAAGAAGTTCCACATGCGGGGCAAAACTTCTCTCCATCCCCCTTCAAAAATAGCAAGGAAATTCGCCCACATCTGCGCCATACCTTGGCAGATTTCATCCCAATATTTCCACGCCAATAGCCCAAGCCCAGCAATGGCAGCAATTGCAGCGATAATAAGTGCGGGGATAAGACCAATCGCAGAAACAATGGCAGAACCAACAACCATAATGCCTCTGGCAAGCCATGAAAAAACAGCCCCCAAATGCTTGACCAGTGTTAAAATTCTCCACAAACCGGTACCTATGGCTTTAATGCTGCCGATAATTGCGTTGAAAATTGTGGTGCCAAATGCCAATTTGATTGCCGCCCCGACTAAGCGGACAGCAGGAATTAAAGCAATAACAGAGGGGAGTATTAACGCCGCATAGGAAACAACTTTTCGCGTCTCTTTGGACAGGCCAACATAGGCTTCACGCACCCCATCGACCCATTCTTTAAAGTATTGTACCAGTAGTTTTAAATCCTCGGCAACCGGTCCGAAAAGAAAAGTGCCAAGGTCTTTAAAAGCGTTTTTCAACCAGATAATTTGCTGGTTAAGTCCCTTAATAAACTCGCTATATTCCTTTCTGAGAGCTTTAGCATCCACACTCTCGGTCAAGGCCATATTGATAGCATTTCTGGCTAAATCGGCATTTTGCGCCATGGTGCCAAGAACTCGCTGTGTCTCTTGCCCTTGTAGCTGAAATTGCGCCAGAAAGCCGGTCATGGATTGACCATCATCAACGATTGACCCCAATACTTCATAAAAATCAGTGAGGGCTTGTGCCGGATTTGTTTTGATGAGTTTTTTAAATTCCTCGTCTGTTGTTCCCAAAATAGCGGAGAGTTGCTGCATCCCCTTGGTGTTGTTGCTGGCCGCATCAAATAATGCGCCCAAGCTCCTTTGCGTGGTGGTAGCAAAGAGTTCAGGTCGCATGTTCAATTGCGCGGCCGCCGCGCCAAGCCCTAATAATTTATCTGCACCAAAATCAAACTGTGCTGTGGCTTGTGCCAAAGTCATTGACATTTTGAGAATTTCGCTCTCATCGGCCGCGAAATTATTACCCAACTGATTAATGACAGCCCCAAGACGACCGGCAGATTGCGCCGATTCCTTCGAGAGAGCGAGAAAACGGGCAAAGTTTTTCGCCCCTTCACGTCCGACAATATCGGTGGCAACGCCGAGCATGCTCATTGTTTCGGTAAAAGCCAAAATGTTATCGCGCCCTTTGATACCCAATTGCCCAGCAGCTCCGGCAATATCCAGCATGGTTTTTCTGTCAATACCAGCCATCTGAGACGACATCTCGGTAAAGGCTTGTTTGAAATCCTCCATTTCTTCTGTTGACATATTTGTCGTTTTTTTGACATTCAACATGCCTTGCTCATATTCAGAGAAGGCACTCATTGCCCCGCTGAATAATTTGCTTGATGCCCAAATACCACTAAGGGCAGCGGCGGCTTGTTTGGCGGTGTTGATGACCGTGCCAAGGGATTGATTGACTTGTTCTGTGCTTTGGGAAAAAACTTTGGCCTCTTTCCCGGCATGGTTAAAGCCCATGCCGACAGTGTTTAAAACAGCCGTGGCCTCATCCCGCATTTTCAGGATAAATTTTAACTCCTCATTATTCATTATTTACCCTCATGCAAATATTTGCAAATGCGTGATGTTACCTTGCTCTTGAGCTTTTGCGATTATTTTTCTTTTGCGCTTGCTCTGCCTCTACCTTGTCACAATGCTGGATGGTGGCATCCATAATACGAAACAAATCAATCACCTTGTTACATTGGTCTTGCACCGCCCCCATTTGCGGGAGAAAGCCTTGCTTGAACATCCCGTAAAACCGGAACAATTTGCCCCAATAAGACGGGTTCTCACGTAACGGCTGACGAGGACAGGCATAAGAAAGTTCTCCCATGATGGTAACGGGTAGAGCGGCGGGGCGTATCCAGTTATCGGGCGTATCCACTCGGCCTTGCTGCGGATGCCGCCACCTGATTGCTGTACAACCCCACCTTTGTTGCTGGGTGCAGGTGGCGCAGTTACGCTCTGGCATCAATCGGCTGGCGACGATGCCGCGGATGAGTTTTTTTCCTCTTCCGCTGACACCTCGCTGATATTTTTGACTTGCTCGGCCAATTCCTGAATAAGCTGTAGCCCGAGCAGCTTCATTGTGGCATCACTAGCAACCGTATAATCACGACCATTGATTTTAATGTCATGGGTCTCAAAGCGAACCTCTTTACCGTTTTTGTCAAAGAAATTACTGAAACCCACCAAACCATGGCGGACGGCCTCAATATTGGTCTGGTTAATCTTAGTTCGGATGCCTATTTCAATACTGTCTTGGCGACCGGAGAGTTCCGAGGCATTGTCATAAATATAACCCATTAAAAATACATCCAAGGGGCGCAGCCTGAACACGGTGGCGTTAGAGCCAATTTCGGTGGAGGTTGTCTCGCCTTTTGATGGATCGGTGGGGTCAAGAAATCTGGTTGTTTTCTTCTTGGCGGGGTCTTTATCAGAAACATAAGTCACAGTTTCTGATGTCGTCATTGCAAGCAAAGCCATGTTCTGCCTCCGGGCTGTTCGTTAAATACAAGGAAGAGAATAAAGAAACTGAAACAAATTTGCAATCAATTGCAAATTACAGCCAAGGAATTGGCTCAAAATCTAAACCATTAGAGGAATAAGCCCCGTTTAAAGTTTCGTTTTTATCGGCAATCATACAAAATACCTTTGCCGGTGCGTGTCGTTTGGCGATTTTATGGGCTGATGCGTAAGTCAACTTCACCGCCAACGGCGCACCACAAAGCACACCATCCCGATCCGCCTTCATCACCACATAGATTTTGCATACATATCTGCCCATGAAGGTAAGAATAACAGCGTGTATGAGAAACGTAAAGATGGGAGGGGTTGAGTGGATTGAATGTTAAGCCACGCCGAATTAGATCCCTTAACATATCTACCGATCCGTTGCTTCGTCTTATCCGTATTCATAACTAAAGAAATTACCAATTTTTGTTAGTTGAACATATTTAACTAACATGGATGAAAGTAGCAGGGTAATACTAACAAAAATTGGTAAAAACGTTAGTCGGAGAGTTTAATCGTCAATCTCAACCAACATATCAGAATTGGCTTCAACCTTAGTGACAGAAGCAGGTTTCATAGTATAGCCAGTTGCAGCAAGGGCTTTTCTGGCATCCTTGTTATAGCCAATCTCTGTCATAAAATTAGCGAAAGCCGCTGTTGTCATTAATGTTAAATCAACATGGCTGGCTTGTAGTAAGGCGGGAACAGCACTATCCTCATAAAGCACCAAAGCATCATGATCTTCTACCGGAACCAGCCGCTCAATATAGTCACGGATTGCTCTTTCGCCACTGTTTCTTAATTCTCGCTTTAACTGTGTGGCTATTTGGGGGGAATTATTTTCTGCTACACGCTGGCGCAAAGTGTTAATCCAGTTGCCAGTGGCTGTTTCCGGCACAGCGATTACATCTCCCATTTTCTCTAGCCAGCTCGCAATTTCTACCGCATAAGGTTTACTAAGATCACCACAGATTTCGTCCTTTATCCGGTCAACAATCACAATCTTCTTGTTGGTTAAGCGCATAGCATCCAGCATATCCGCTGCTGCCAATCGAATAAGGGGGCCAGAATCAGCAATGAGGATGGGGCCAATTTCTAAAACCATGGCTATCTCCTGATCGAGGTTAGGGGAATTTTAGAAGATGATACCCCGAAATATCCTGATAAATCAATCAGAACATTCCGGGATGTAGTTTGTGATTAAGCAGTTTCCAACGCTGTTTGGGTGTAATTGCGTTCCAAGAATATTTTTTCACAAGCAATAATAGCAGTGCATATGCTCATGGGATCTCTTTCGAGATAATCGAAACTAGCACCTGCTCTTTTAACCGTTATGTGATATTTATGAGATGCCTCATAAGGATTTCAAGATTTTCTGCCTTCTCTTATGAGAAAAATGACCCTTTCTCCTTCATTTGTAAAGCATTTGGCGAGCAACCCTCTCCCGTGAATCTGAAAGTCCAAGACGAGACTTACTTTCCCGCCCCCGTTTAGCATACTGGTGCAATATTCCATTTTCTTTACTCCATTTTAATAAGTAATTGATTTTCTTTATAATTTTAATCTATCATGTTTACTTAATATGTCAAGTATTAAATTGTTATTTTTACTTTATTTTTTCATTTTTATTTAAAATAATTAAATATATACTTGATTTATACTTAATAATGTGCGGGGGGGGGTAAATTTCTGCAATAAAATACATAAATATTCTGGACTATATTTTCTCATGATGGTAATGGAGAACAAAATAGCCAGAGTAGGAGCTGAGCGTGAACGTACATACCGAGGTCGAGGTAAAAACTAGAACAGTTTATGATTTGATCCGTGGTTTTGAAACAGGTGAAACTCTCATTCCCGAAATGCAGCGGGACTATGTTTGGAAACCTTATCAGGTTCGTGATTTTTTTGATTCCCTTTATCGCGGCTATCCAACAGGTACCATTTTATTGTGGGATTCTGATACCGCAACCACCCCTTTGAGAGAGGCTGCCGTACCCCAAGAAAGAAACTCCCGTTCGACGGCCTATTTTTTGATGGATGGGCAGCAACGTTTGACTTCTCTTGCTAGCGTCATACGAAAATTGCCTGATAATTTGCGGGGTAATACGCCTTCTATTGAACTTCTATTCAATCTAGATCACCCCGACATATCTTACGACGCGAGCGCAAAACATGGTATGGGGTTCGATAATGACCCAAATGCCAATATTAATAACAGTATCTTTATTCTACACAATAAAACTCTTGCACAGCTGCCTCAATGGGTAAATGTCTCAGATATCTTTACCCCCATGCTTGATATCTCCGCTCTCTTGGAAAGTAAAGGCTACACAAGAGAAAACCCTTGTTGGGATAAGTACCGTGAACGGATTACGCGACTCGGCAACATCCTCCAATATCAATACCCAGTATATTTATTACCAAAGAGTTTTTCCTACGAGGAAATGACCAAAATTTTTGTTCGCATTAACTCAAAAGGAACTGGCTTGTGGGGATCTGATCTGGCTATGGCCGAGATAACAGCCACATGGCGAAATTCACGGGAGATTTTCCAAAAATTTCAGGAAAAATGCCGTAATGAAGGCTTTGACTTGAAAGAGGGGCTATTCGTCAGGAATCTTTTAGTGTTCGCCACAGGTAAGGTTAATCTCAAGGCAACAAGTACTTTGTCTAAGGACAGGCTGAAAAAGGCATGGCATAACTCTTGCGCTGCCATGGAATATGCGCTTAATTTTCTGCGTAACAACGCTAAGATTGATACCAGTAAGGCTCTTTCCTCGGCCTATTTGGTATTGGTGCTGGCTTATCTCCGCCATAAGCGGGGCAATAGTTTGACTACCGAGGAAATGGAGCAATTACGCTACTGGACACGTTTAGCTAACGCCAAGGCAGCCTATGTTAATAACCACGATAGTCTCGTTAATCAGGATATTGCCGCCATACGTGATGGGTCTTCTGTGTTGGATCTCGTCAAACAGGTGCATGCTCGTGTAGGAAACCGCCCTATTGATGATAAGGATTTGGAAGGCATCAATCGCAGTCATGGCCTGTTTAAAACGGCACGTTTGGCGTTCCAAGAAAATGGAGCGCAAGACTGGCGGACAGGATTACAGCTCTCTTCCCGCAATTCCGGCGACAAGCACCAATTGGAAGACCATCATATTTTCCCACGAGCCTTACTGTTGAAGGCGGGCTACAATGATCGTGAAATATATGATGTTGCCAATTTTGCCTTTATTGAAAGCCGAACCAATAAATATATCAGCGACAAAGAGCCAAAGGATTATTTTCTTGAGCTTCTGGATGCACACGGTGATGATGGGCGTATTTTCTCCACCCAAGCTATCCCTTATGAAAATCGTGAATTATTGGAAGTAAAAAATTACAAGGATTTTCTAGCTGAAAGACGCAAACTGATTGCCAAGGCTCTGAATGATTTCATCGGAAATTGCCCCGGGTTATGAAGGAATGGGAAGGGCAGTCGCCCTTCTTCGGCAACACGCATGAAGACAAGGCGGATAAGGTCAGAAGAAGTCATCCCCATGTCATGTAGAGCTAATGCAGCTTTTTCCTTCATATTTTTCGGGATACGGGCGCGGACGATAGAATCGGCTCTCATAAAAGGTTCTCCTTGTAGTCTCCTGTGCCTCCATTATGACCACAAAAGTTTGTTCTGTCAAATGATGAAATCAATTGCATATTTTATATCAAAAAATTCTTACCCTTACACAACAACTTAAGCCGCCACAACATCATTTAATGCACGGACAGGAGGAGTAGAATGTTTCTTGATTTGTGCTTTATCGTAATTAGCCTGCATACTTAACCATAAATCAGCAGTACCAACTCCGGCCATTTCAAGTCTGACTGCCAGATTTGGGCTTACTTCATTTTTGCAATTAATTACACGAGAAAAAATAGAGCGAGAAACACCGAGCCGGTCTGCTGCTTCCTTGACGGAAAACCCCAAATGCTTAATAACTTCTTCATAGATTAATTTTCCGGGATGTGAAGGATTGTACATCATTTGCTATTTCAAGGTCAGGCTGCTACTGGTTCACTTAAAGTACGGACATGTGGAGCAGGATGTTTCTTAAGTTGTACCAAATCATAATTCGCTTGTAATGCTAACCAAGACCTAGCAGTACTTACTCCTGCAAGCTCAAGCCTGAAAGCTAAATCAGTATTTACTCCCTCTTCGCATTTAACTACACGCGATAGCATGACGGGAGATACACCAAGCCCTTCGGCGGCCTCTTCAATAGAAAGCCCTAGATATTCAATAACCTCTTCCTTAATTATTTCCCCGGGATGTGAGGGGTTTAGCAACGTCATAACACTACTCCACTTTAATGATAGTCCAAATAATCAACCAACTCAACACCACCATCCATGAAACGAAAAATCACCCGCCAATTTCCATTTACAGAAATAGACCAAAAATCTTTAAGATCTCCCTTCAACAAATGTAATTTAAAGGATGGCAACCTTAAAGAGTCGGGAGCTTCTGCCACAGCAAGTTTATCAAGAATATGGCTCAACTTCTTGGCGTGGGAAGCCTGTATCCCCTTGGTTGAACCGGTTTTATAAAATAGTTCAAGACCTTTATGTTGGAAACTGATAATCATGATGGAGTGTAATCCAAGACAGAGTTAGAATCAATTGAAAATTTTATGGGGGCGGAAAGGCTACTTGAGAGGCGGCCTTTCTTTAAAGGAAATCAATTGCATTTTTTGGGAATTAATTTACCTGTTGTCCTCAATCAAATGATGCTCTTGAAAATAACACTCACAAGCTAAGACCGCTTCTTGAAGATCGCTAACACCTGAAGCGATGACTTCAGACCATCTAGAGAAACGGCTAATACTTCTAACTATGATATCAAATGTCTCAGGGTCATTGTCGCTTTGGAAAATTTCCAAACTCATATTTAGACCCTCCTGAAAGTTAATGCAGTAGAGAGCCAATCTGTCTCCTTCATGTTCAAAATTCAAACTGGTGTTTAAGGTTTGAAGTGCTGAGAAGAAATCGAATTCCATTTCCATTGTATTTACTCCCATTTATTATTAAGTTATTGATTTAACTGGTAATTTTAATCTATCATGTTTACCTAATATGTCAACTATTAAATCATTGATTTATCTTTATTTTTTCATTTTTTGATGAAATTTTAGGCGAGAAATGTAGGGCTGCACTATTCCCCACCGGAAACCGTAACTAAAGAAATGGCTTGATTTTGTTAGTTGGAGGCATTTAACTAACGTGGATGAAAGTTAGGTAATGATGGCAAAATAAAAGGCGGGATTTAATACCCGCCTTTTGGTTATATGAGTGCGTGCAGAGTTTTATTGCCCGTATAATTTCTTGCGATTATCTGCTCTCTCTTTGAAGTCTCTATAGGCTGGAGTACATGGAGTATCTTGCCCGTCTGTGTAAAAGAAGCATCTATCCGCCGCCTTGCCTATAAGCGTACTTGAACCACCACATTCATAGGCTATCGCCCTTTTTGTTAAATCCTCTATGGTTGCAAGCATCTGAGGGTCTCGGCGTCCATTTTTGTCTTTTGGTATGAATTGTCGTGCATCAGGAACTTTCTCGCCATATACACTTTCTGCTACTGCTAGGGCATTTAACCCGTAAATGTCTTCCCCAACCTTCACCAAAGCAATAGGTGCCCAAACGCCGTTATAAACCCCAAGTGGACAAGCTACATCAACTGTCTCATGGAAGGCAAACGGCCAAGCGGTTCCATATTCTTTAGCGTGAACAACTCTCTTGCTCTCAAAACTACACGCCTTTACTACAAGCCAAACAAACAACAATAGAATAACAATGACTGCAATTTTTCCAAAAGTTCCTAATTCGTTTGTTTTGGGATTATTAGGCGATGTAGCTTTCGCGCCTATTTTTTCTGTATCGCCCATTTTACCTTCTCCCTTGTTGAAGTGAAAATATTTGCATGTTTCGTGCATAAGAAAAGGGCGGGTTTTGATGCCGCCCTTCTTTTATTATGAATGATTATCGCCGTGAGACAATAGGATTTGGCGCGGTTTCAGGTAAAAATAATACAGATTTCGTCATTGCCAAAAACGCGGGAATATTTCAATTCTGCATCATAGGCGCGGATGCCATCCCGGTCTTGATAGGTAAGGCCGGTATATTGCACGGAGGGGGAGAGGAACCAGATTGTATTGCCTTTCTCCGTACCGATACGGATTTGAAAGGACATCCGCTCTGCCCGCCCCAATTTGCCCCAAAAATCATGGGTACTGACAAGTTCGGCTTCTGGGTCAATACCGCCTTTTGGTTCTCTTGAGACAATGCGGGTGCCAACATAGCCCTCCCCAGAGGAGACATCGGGGCGAATTTGAATATCATTGCCTTGCTCAAAACTCCACGCATTGACGATGGTATAGTCTTCCACCTGTGCCGGAATGGTGGTTTCATAATTACATTGGGGTAACGGCTTATCCGTGGGGTCTTCATACGTGCCTTGGAACTCCCACTCAATCTTGGCATAATCCCCCGCCTCAGCATTGATGGAGAAGGTGCCATAACTGCCATACATGCGATGTTCAACACCGTCCATATTGAGAACAAGGGTAAGAGACTCGAAACCGTCAGATACGGGGTCAAGCCGCAAACCTTTTGGTAGCAGCCAGACCACCCATTTTTGCCCCAAAACCAAATCATCCGTAAAGATGGGTGTCAATTTTAACCCCGTGGTGCCAATGGTTAAATCTGTGCCAGAGGTAATCGTTACGGGCGTTGACGTGCTTTCTCCCGCCGTATCGGACGAAACAGTGACTTTTGCTGTGCCGGATGCGCCCGCCGTAGTGACTTCAATAAAATAGCCAATGGTGGTTTGGTGTGAACCAACAGTTGCCGCCCAAGTGACACTGGAAGGGTGAGAACCCACAGGAAATACTTGACTTACGTCGGCTGCACCAAGGGCGGTGAGTGAATAACCACAGGCACGAAACAGGCGGGCGATAATCGGTGCGTCGCTCACATTGCCGGAATGCTGTTTGCCATTGCCCTTTAATTCAGTGGTGAATTTGATACTGGCCTGACGGCGGCCAACAATATTGGGCAGGGGTGATAAATCATCACGAGCGAAATTGCGTTCTAAAATATTGGGGTCAACCGAATAATCAGGGTCTTCAACATAAAGCGCATCATTTGCGCCAACGATGGCAGGTGTGCGATAAGTGGTCTCAATGGCGCATTGCAACACGGCACGGCGGGTGAGAAGGGGGCTAGATACAGTCATGATAAAAATCCTCGTTGAATTTTAGGCTTCAATTTTTACCCGTCTACCGCCACCAATAGAGCGGTAGACACCACCGACACCATAATCCGTCATGGTCTCTTTCGGTTCAGTGTTTGAGGTTTCGGGTTCTTCGGAGACAGGATTGTTCTCAATCTCTGGCTCATCCTGCTTAAGGTTTATTTTCACTTTACTCATGACGGTTTACCTTCTTAATTTAAATGAAATTGATTGCAATTATAGCCTAGATTGTTCTTGACCTGAAATGGTTATTCAAAAATCGGCATTGGGATTACGCACATCCCTTATTGAATGGCGGAAGATAATGTCAATGAATTGTACCCCCATCACGGTTTTATCGCCATAGCTGGTCATGTCTATCTCATTATTGGTTCGTCTGGTATCGACGGCCAAGCCGCCCCATGTTTTGTTATTATCAATCACCCGTTTGACCACCGTCAGCACCTGTTCTCCCATCGCAGCGGGACTTTTGTCATTTTGATTAACGGTAATCCGAAACTCAATGCCGACTTGAAGCGTGCATTGTACCAGTGGAAAAGCGTCTTTTTCCCGCTCTGATCCCGTTACAATACCGATGCTATATCTTTTGCGATGGTCAGCATCGGTTAAGGGACCAAACCCAACGGTTGAGAAAGTCAGTGGCCAGTCATCAGGGGATGGGGTGTAGCCAGTGGTGGTTGTGTCTGTTTCCTTTACGGCTTGAAAAACCGCCAGTATTTTATCCAATATTTGTTCTCTGATGCTCTTCATTATTCTAACTCATGGCCGCGCGGACGATGCTGTCCATCGCCCTATCAACAAAATAGGGAATGCCAACTTCCAAAGTCTTTTTCAAACCCAAACGGGGTGGAATGGTGACGGAGTTTTTCAATACATAGAGCGGGACAATACCGCTCCCTCGTTTTTGAAAGATGATAAGGTTACCCGCCTTGCTTTTGGCAACAAAGGTATTTTTCCAATCCCGCGCTTTTTGTTTCTTTGGTGTACCATTCTCATTGAGGGCAGCGGGAAGCGGAACGGTGAGATATTTGGCGCGTTTCGGGGTGATGGTGGCACCAAATTCTTGCACCCGTGCAATGCGGGAGCCGCCAATAAAGCCTTGAATGGTGGTAAAGGTTTGTCCACGCACCTCAACCGACCCAATAATAGATTGCAGCATCTGGCCTGAACGCTTTGACAGGGTTTGCGGCGTGGTGCCGCCCGGCCATGGGTTAGAATGCCGCTCAACCAGTGCTTTTGCTACATCATCAAGAAACTGGCGTAGTTCAATACTCAAGATTTTAGCCGAACCATCCCAATCACGGCGCAGATGCGAGACAAAAGCCTTCAAGCCCCGCTCGGCATCATTAAAGCGTTGGTTGCGGAATTCAAATTCA